ATAAGCAAGTCCTTCAAGCCCATATCCACACCAACCGACTTATTAGTCTTTTCAAGCGGAGTTGTGTATTCTTCTTCTGTAAATACAGAAACGAAATACTTTCCGCTTGGTGTCTTGGAAATAGTTACCTTACCGATTTCGCCTTTTATCTCACGATGTACACGACACTTGATACCCTCCTTGAACTTGGGTATGAAAAGCCTGCATCCTGCGACAGATGCAAATTGTGGAACGGTAAAACTATTCTTAGAGCGCTTGGATTTGAAGTTAGGAAACTTCGCCCGCTTCTGAAAGAAATTGGTATAGGCTACTTCGAGGCTTCGGATTGCGAACTGCAAGGTTTGAGAATTTACTTCTTTAAGCCATGCTGTTGCTTCCTGCTTCTTCAATGCGGTAAGCGCTTTAGCCTGCGCATAGTAGTTATCACTCTTACCTGTGAGCCGATATTGCTCTTTGCGTTGATTGAGAAAGTAGTTGTATACAAACCGAGCACAACCGAAATGCCTTGCCAGCAAATCGGCTTGCTCCTTGTTCGGGTACAATCTGAACTTGTATGTTCTATTAATCTTTCTCATTCCGCTTACAAAGTTAGTAATTATTTCGTAAACAGCCAAAAGTTTATGTATATTTGTGGCATGAAAGAAAATTATAATCACGAGAACAGGCACAAGTATTATCTAAAGTGCCATCTTATCTTCTGTATCAAATACAGGAGAAAGATACTCAAAGGTGAGTTTGATGACAACATTAAAGCCATATTTCAGTCAATAGCTGACAATTCGGACTTCGATATAGACATCATGGAAACCGACAAAGACCACATACACTTTCTTATTAGCTATCCGCCAAAACTATCCGTAACATCAATAGTAAGGAGGCTAAAGCAGGAGAGTACAATCTTTTCGTGGCGCTTATATGGCAGTATGTTGAGAAAATACTTTTGGAAAGAGAAAACCTTATGGTCAGACGGATATTTCGTCTGCTCAATAGGCGAGGCTAATCCAAATACAATTATAGAATATATTAGAAACCAAGGATAGTGCCTTACATCCCACAGGCTAAAGACCTGTGGGTTTTACGGCACTTAATATAAAAGATTCAATAACTCCTCTATCTACTGTATATCAATGACTGATAGTACAATATACTATCAGTATATGGCATACAAAAATAAAATACAGAAAATTAAGATAGGAAAAGAAAAAGCAGAAAGGGAAAAACAAGAGCGAGAATTGAACAATAAAGACGAGCAGGTAAATTCCAAACTCCAAAATCAGTTCTAAAAGAGATAATCCCCTACCAATTCGCTTGGCAGGGGATTATTGTTTTTGTTGTTGTCAAGGCATTACTTAGATCCGTCCTTTATCGTACAACTCATGGATGAACCTGCGTCCTTTCTCAGTCCACTCAGTCTGGATGCGTGTTCCAAGTGTTCCATCTGACTTTGGGTAGTTGTAGGTGCTTGTCTTTGTGTACCCCTTGTCCTGATACTTGTGCGTGAGAACCCATACGCCGTGTTCCTTGTACTGGATGCCGAGCCCTTGGAGTCTCTTGTTGAGCGTCACCGCTGACAGGCCTATTTCCTTAGCGATGATGTTCGTGTTCCACGATGTTGTCGAAGAAAGAGTCTTGCGGGTGTACTCAGCATCGGGCGTGAGCTTCTTTACCTCCTCCATGTTGTACTTGAGGTGCCCTTCAAGAGTGCCGATGCGGTCGTGCTGCATTGCAATCTTGTTCTTGGCGTCGGCAAGTTCCTTCTCATGGCGGCTGATGGTGTCGTTGGCTATTTGCAAGGCTCTCGCCATGATGAGTTCGGGCGTGTCGTCAGGCTTGGAGACCATATATCCTCCATTCTTGCGGATGGCAGGAAGCACCTCGGATGTCACCCAGTGCTTAAACTTCTTAGCAGTTGGAAGTTTCGATGATAGAATGAGAGAATACAAACCACTCTCATTGATGATTACTACCTCCCGATTCTGACCTGACAGAACGATTCGTTCAGTCAGCTTGTCGTCATCATCGACATGATCTCTGATTGCCTTTTGCGGATTTGTGTAGCCGAGAATGGTTGCTACATTACTGCCTACGAACATAGGCTCGTTGTTCACCACAAGAATCCGTACCTCGCCGAACTCTTCATTCTTGAAAATCTCAATTTCGTTCATTTGCTTTGATATTTTGAACGGTTAATAATTATTGGGTTGATGTGCAAAGAAAGCGCACCGCTACCCACTTGTTCAATGCCTCAAAGCGACGGGCACGACCACATCATTACAATGTAGTCAGGGGACGGTGCGCAAATATAACGTACTCACGTACTTTCTATTAAGACAGTCGGACATAAAAAATGCCCTCCCATTTGCGGAAGAGCCTCATTGCCTCGACCGCTTTGATTTATTGAACGTTGCAAAGATAAGTAATATCTTCCATATCACCAAAAATGCGAGAGAAGTTTAACATTGATTAAGCTATCCCTCGCACATTGCTAACGTTCAAAAATCACACTGCAAAGATACGCATTATTTTATAAACAAGCAAATAAACAAGCGTTTATTTTTGAGATTGCTTGAATATTAGCCAAGAATATCCTTTAGGTAAGTATATTCCTCTCTCTTCGTGACACTCCCTTTTATGACATGTATTCCGCATGTCTTGCTGTGCCTTATCGCAAGAACCGTAGCATCATCTTCCTGCTGAATATCCACTTGGGCATCACCGAGTACATGCAGGATTACGTGGCAATGGTTGCGGGCAAATAGTCTCAACGTGGCATTGTCGGTGATATAGACCTCTGCCACTGTATTGCCGTTGTATCTTGCCGTTATATCCGATAATCCTCTAACGACAATCATCCTCGTATTGAGCACTGAATGCTTATCGTCGACGAAAACGCCACCATTCCGCAGGTCTTGCTTACTGAAATGACTTTTTATATATTCCACGCTCGGAAAATCGTTTGCCAAGCAGAAATCTATGCCCTCCTTGTACTTGGCTATCATCTTGTTGTCATTCCAATCATTACTCCACAATCCTTGCCATTGGTCACACAGGCCGAGTTCAACGGCTTTATCCCTCAACTCTTTGTTCTTTACTGCGTCTATCATAATTTGGTAAAAATTTATTTTGGCAAATATAATGATTATTTACAAGAAAGCAACCATTTTGCAGGAAAGATTGTTTGTGGATTGTTTATTTTATATTATATTTGCGGTTATAATTCAGACGTATGGATAAGGTTTATTTTCAGAAAATGATTTATTCCGGGACGTCTTATAAAAAAGGCGATGTAAAGGAAACCGTAAAGGACTTCTCTGTATATATACAAGATGTCCCATTTATCCTATTGTCTGATATGAAAGATGTCGCCAAGCGTGACTGGCATGACGAGGACGGTATAGACGTGTTTTATAACAATAGCAATCCGCCCGCAAAAGACTATGACATTGAAATCACATGTGAGGCTAAAAGCGATGACGTTTCAGATTTGAGAGACAAAGTTGATGCGTTTATCAAGTACATCACAGGTGGTGACGGAAAAGGATGTGTCTTCGCCATATACGACACGCACTGCCAAGCCGGTCGTTACAATGTGAGGTTTACAAAGGTATCGCAGAAGACATGGTTCAATATGGATTCTGATGATACCAAGATACTTGTTTTCCAGATAACCATGCACGTTGACGCTCCAAGGAGCTCCGTGTCCTTGGTTATGGACAGAAGCGGGGAAGTGACTGATTTGAATATTGTGCAATGAGTAGGTGGACGATATATAGGGAAAACGGAGAGGTACTCCATGAGAGCGTGACCAGCTACGACGGCAACGGGAAGGTCGTGGAGCAGGATACCTTGGAGTACAGCGGCAAGTGGATGGGCGACTGCTTCATCACAGTGTCGTTCAAGTCCGCGTACCCCATTGACTTCCAGATAGGCGACTACATCATATACAGGGGAGAGAGGTTCACCATCAACTACGACCCGACCGTCGTAAAGAAGTCCTCGAGGGGAACTTATGGGGAAGGCTTCACCTATGACAGCGTGAAGTTCAACGCCCTGTCCAACGAACTCACCGACGCAAAGTTTCACGACTGGGTGCTGTCTGACAACAAGATACATTATTCCTCGCTTCCTAATTTCAGTTTCTACGCCAAGGACATGAATGACCTTGCCGACCGCTTGCAGGCATGTACCGACAGGTGGTGCAAGGACAATGGGTTTGCAAAAGAGAACTATTGGATTTTCTATACCCCCGGCAGTGGTGGGGACACCAACCCGTATGACAGAACCATACAGAGAGCCAAAGACATATCCACTGACGAAACGTTTCTTTCCAACATCCTGAAACGTTGGAAGGAAATATACGGAGATACAGGCACGCAGACAGAACGTAAGGACGAGCGTCTTGACAGAACTGTCTCTATAGACAACCAGACTGTATGGCAGGGCATGGCCCTCTTCAAGAGTCAGTTCGGCCTGAACTTCATCGTCAGAGGAAGGGAAGTCATCGTAGGGGCCGCTGGAGTTTTTGCAAACCACATCTTTAAATACGGAAAGGACAACGGCCTCTACGAGGTGGACAAGCAGGCCGACGCAGACCAGAAGGTGGTCACGAGACTCCATGCCTACGGAAGCTCCGACAACCTTCCGACGAGGTATTACGCTGAGCTTGACATGAAGGTCTCGGGACATGTCGAGGACGTATACTGGCAAGCCAACCACGACATCACCGCATCTACGGGAGGCGGAACAGGGTGGTCGACGGCTTATCTCACCGAGTTCTCGCTTGATATTCCATACAAGCCCGCCATGTTCAACAAACCGACATACGAGGATGGCATTAACGAGTCCAAGTATGAGGAGCCGTTTGGTTACTTCGTGAGAGTGAGCATAGAGGGAGGCCCTACGCTCAACGCGTGCGTACATTCCAACAACTATGGGAAAGATGACACCGCCAAAGCAAGAGCGTGCGTGGAAGTCAGGTACAACGCCAATGGATCTACGGTGAAGGCCTTTGAGTGGCAGAACACCGATAACGATGCGTTTAAAAAGTTTTCCGATCTTGTAGCTAAGGGAAAGAAGATTACCTTTGAGTCTGGAGTGGACAAGGACAAGGCTCCCGTGGAGGCGCAGGATTATACGGGTACGAAGCTACCCGATAACATGGCCGTCATGAATCTCATGTTACCGGGCTTTCCAAAATATGCTTTGTCAGAGCTGTGTAGCTCGACATACGACGAAGCGACAGATACTACGTCTTACAGCATCAAGAACCCATATACGAACACGACTACCGTTTTCCACACGGAACCAGGAAAGCATGTCGTTAAATATTCATCTGACCAGTATGATCCGTATATTGTCAGTCAGAATGCGGAAGCCCTCGGATATAGGGATGACGATATTTTCTGTACTGAGGAAAATGATGACAACGGACTAAAAAAAGTATATCCGTCGGTTGAGGAAGTAAAAGAATCCGAGGCGGGAGTCTCGTCAAGCGACGAATATATCAACACCGTGGTATCTGCTGATGTTGTTGAAGATAACGGTGTATTTCCCAACAAGGAGACAACGAAAATATCAGGATTTACTATTACCATCAAGAATCTTGGCTTTGACCTGCGTGCTGCCATTTCCGCGGCAGGCGGAGACTCTTGCAAGATAAGCATGAAGGACGGTTTCTGCGGAGGACGGGAGTTCAGCGTGCCAAGCGTAGAGCAAAATAAGGACGGCACTTGGACTCTGCATTGTAAGAGAACGCAGGATTCAAGTCTTGATATATGGTTCCCGTACAGCTATGACAAGAGTATTGGGAACGCCCCCGGAGCCAGTACCAATGCCTATCAGGTCTGTAAGGGAGACCACTATGTGCTTCTTGGAATATCGTTGGACGAAACCAACTATGTATGGGCGGCAAGCGTCAAGCTCCTTGCCAAGGCCATCCACTGGCTGTGTAAGAACGACTACTCGAGATATACCTACTCCCCGAAGATTGACGAGATATACATGGCCAGGCAGGACGAGGAAGCCAAGGCGAGTGGTGGAAAGACAAAAAGCCTGCACGACACCTTGAAAGAAGGGGATTTGTTGTGGTTTAAGGACGACGACCTGCTTATTGACGGTAAGGTATATATCGATCAGCTTGTCATCAAGGAGAATGGAAACAACGGCATACCGACGTATGACGTAACGCTGAGGAACGAGATACAAGTCGGTACGATACAGCGGATACAGAATAAGGTCGACTCCATCGCCAACGACATTAGGAACGGAAACGTGGGAGGTGGTGTGAGTCCGTCTGTCGTTGAGGATATAGCCATAGCAATAGGAGATACCAGATACCTCTCCAAGATTCATGACGACACAGTTTCCGGACTTATCAAATTTATAAAGGGACTGATTACCTACGGTGACGTGAAGAGCAGCGGTTTCCTGTCTATCACTGACAGCACCACGCCGCAAGGTTGGGCCCTGCGCATCCTTGACGCAATCGCCACGGGAGAGCTGGACGACCTCATCGTGAGACGGGACGCAAAGGTCAAGGACTTGACGGTGACGGGTGCGGCACATTTTTTTAAGCTG